CTCGTGTTAGAGCTTTTGAACATAAGCACTAGGGATTTACTGGAAGCATTTGAACGTAGACTTATCAGAGACTTTGATGAGATAGCTGAAGACTTTAAATGGGAAGAGGAGGTGGAAGATGCTTAATCCAACTGAGTTAACAAATGAACAACTAGTGCATCAGAACTACGAGCTGTTCATGGAGCTAGAGTTCTGGAAGACTACAGCTTTAGAAAGCCCAGAGGTTTCGGAAGATGCTTACGAGACAATGTGCAAAGATGTTGAGTACATGATGTGGGAGATGGATCCAATGGACACGGGGATGATACACGGATGATATTTGAAGACACTATTAATTTTATCAAGAAGGATGACAACAATGAGACTTAATGATGCAACACCTGAAGATTGGGATCGACTACGCAAGGCACACCCTGCTATAGAGAGAGCGAATGATAAAGCAGCCGCTATCTTCAACAACTGGGTTGACCCAGCAATGGAAGAGGCACACGAGATGCTTGCAAAGGAGCAAGCGCAAGACCTTGATTGGGGAGAGGATGTGGTCAACAGCCCTAAGCACTATAACACAGGAAACATTGAGTGTATAGAAGCCATTGAAGAGTCCATGTCCTCAGTAGCTTTTAAGGGGTATCTCAAAGGCAACACCATGAAGTACCTTTGGCGTTATGACTACAAGGGTAAGCAGGTAGAGGACTTAAGGAAAGCACAGTGGTATTTAAACAAGCTTACAGACATGGTAGAAGAGGAGAACACTTAATGGATCAGTATCAACAGTTTATACACAAGAGCCGCTATGCGCGTTGGATACCTGAGCATAACCGTAGGGAGACTTGGGCTGAGACAGTCTTCCGCTATGTACAATTCTGGCGTGACCGTGAGCAGATCACAGTAAAGGAAGGTAGGAAGATCTATGACGCTATCTACAACCTAGAAGTAATGCCCAGTATGCGCTGTATGATGACAGCAGGGCCAGCGTTAGCTAAGGACAACGTAGCTGGCTTCAACTGTAGCTACTTACACATTGACTCACCTCGCAGCTTTGATGAGCTAATGTATGTACTTATGTGCGGTACTGGTGTAGGCTTTAGTGTTGAACGTAACTTTATCAACAAGCTACCTATCATCGCTGAGACATTCCACCCTACCGATAGCGTCATTGTTGTCAGTGATAGTAAGATTGGATGGGCTTCAGCATTCCGTGAGCTTATTGCTATGCTGTATGCTGGTAAGATACCACAGTGGGATGTGAGTAGAGTTAGAGGAGCAGGTGAAAGACTCAAGACCTTTGGTGGTAGAGCTAGTGGGCCAGAGCCTTTGGTTGACTTGTTTAACTTCTGCGTAGAGATCTTCCAGAAAGCTAAAGGTCGTAAGCTGACAAGCATTGAGTGCCATGATGTGTGCTGTAAGATAGCTGATATTGTAGTTGTTGGAGGCGTAAGACGTTCAGCATTAATTAGCTTGTCTAACTTGTCTGACCCTCGCATGGCTAAAGCTAAGTCAGGAGATTGGTGGAGAACTGAAGGGCATCGTAGGCTTGCTAATAACAGCGTGGCGTACACAGAGAAGCCTGACTTTGAGTCCTTCCTATCTGAGATGCAGACCATGTACGAGTCTAAGGCAGGAGAGCGTGGTATCTTTAGTCGAGTAGCGGCACAGAAGATAGCAGCTAAGAACGGACGTAGAGACCCTGAGCAGGACTTTGGTACTAACCCATGCTCTGAGATCATCTTACGGAGTAATCAGTTCTGTAACCTGTCTGAAGTGGTTGTACGTGCAGATGATACAGTAGCAACACTCAAGAAGAAAGTAGAGATTGCAGCGATCATAGGTACACTACAGTCCACCTTGACGGACTTCAGATACTTAAGGGCTATTTGGAAGAGGAACACAGAGGAAGAGGCGTTACTAGGTGTCAGCTTAACAGGCATCATGGATAACAAACTATTAAACCATTGTACGGATAGACTAAATGAAAACCTTGAAGACCTTAAAAGAGTGGCTATCGTTACCAACAAGAAGTGGGCTGAGAAGCTTGGTGTTAATCAGTCTGTGGCTATTACATGTGTTAAGCCAAGCGGTACTGTATCTCAGCTTGTTGACTCTGCCTCTGGCATTCACCCTCGTTTCTCTGACAACTACATTAGAAGAGTACGTTCGGATAAGAAAGACCCACTGGCAGTCTTTATGCAAGCAGCAGGATTCCCAGTAGAACAAGATGTAACGTCTACGGAATCCTTGGTGTTTGGTTTCCCTGTGAAATCCCCTAAAGGTTCAGTGACTGTGAAACAAGTAGGCGCTATGGAGCAGTTAAAGCTTTGGAAGGCTTACCAAGATCACTGGTGTGAACATAAGCCAAGCATCACTGTATATTATACGGATGACGAGTTCCTGCAAGTAGCTCAGTGGATATGGGAAAACTTTGATACCATCAGCGGCATCAGCTTGTTGCCAGTGAGTGATCATGTGTATCAGCAAGCCCCCTATGAGGACATCAGTGCTGAAGAATACAAAAGGTTAGTAGCAGAGATGCCTAAAGGTGTAGATTGGAATGACCTTGTACATTTTGAACAAGAGGATAATACAACAGGCAGTCAAGAGTTAGCCTGTGTAGGTGGTACATGTGAAATAGTGTAGCTTATGTTGTACAATGTATACTGTAGTGTACATAAGCCCCCTAGGAGCTAAGGAAGAAACCTAGGGGGCTTTTTGTTACTCTTCTTTTGCTCTCTCGTCTTCGACCCTTTCTATTAGTTTCTCAGCGCCACCACCTAAGCCGTAGTAGTAACCAGAACCAAACACAGGTATTGCTTTAAGTGTTTTAGTGAAAGCATCATAGTCAACATCAGCATCAAACACAACTGAATCAAAAGCTTTACCCGCAGTGTCTATAAGACTAGGAGCCGCTGGCTGTAAAAGATTCATAGCGAAAGAACCATACTGCCCTTCCTGTAAGAACTTAGACTGAGAGTACTTACTCATAAAGAATATTTTAGCAAGTGCTTCAAAGGCTGCATCATCCATAGAAGCAGTAGCATCAAGGTCAAACCCGCTTCTCAGGAAGGTACGAGCATTCTCTACACTGCCTCCTGTTATCCCCATTATCATGCCGTACTTAAGGGCTTCTTCAAAAGCTTCAGCCACGCGACCACTCTGAGCTTTCTGTATAATATTCTTACGAACAACGTCTAACTGTTTCAAACCAAAAGATTTTAAAGAGTAGAGAATTCTACCGTTCTTCATGTTCAAATAAGCCATAGGCATCTCAGACAAAGAGATAGGCTGAACATCTGAAAGCTCATTCCATAACATTAGCTTAGTATTGTCAGTCACTCTTCCTGCTTGTAGGTCAGCCACTAAGTCAGCGGTTTCATCTTCAAATACATTTTTATATTTGTTGACAATGGCTTGGGGGTTTTCTCTTGCAAGTTTAGTGTTCTTTAACCAAGCTGCTTTTAAGAAGGTATCTTTACCAAACCTATCAATACGTTTAAAGCCTGAGTAAGTTAAGGCAGCGTCTAGCACCTTCGCTACACCATCCATGTTGGACATCTCAGCAGAGACTTTATTTATCAACCCAAAGTCTTCAGCAGTTAACCCACCCTTCCCTCTAGTTACCATAGCTTTAGCTGTGTTAGCTATCCCATTTAAATATAAAGAAGAACCTATATCACCTAACTGAATTAGTGCTGAATCAAACTGACCTAACAAAGCAGCATACTGTAAGTCCCTAACTGTAGCAAAGGACTTGCTCATGGCATTGTTGTCTGCATCAAACCTCGCCTTTAAGAGTGAGGATAGATCACCTTGCTGACTTAAAGTTAAACCTCTCTTCTTCTTAACATCTAAGATAACTTTAGCTACTGAGGAATCTAAATCTAAGCTACCATTTAATTGTTTTACGCCAGAGGCTCCAAAGAATTCATGTCTTGCTATCTCTCTTTCAGCTTTATTAATATAGAGTTGAGTAGCAGTAGGGGTATCATAATAAAAAGGTCGTAGATGATCAGGTATTGTTTCATAGACTCTTCCTGACTCTAGTGTTTTCCTTTGCCCTCTCTTTCCTCCAAACAAGATAGCTTTGCTGATAGCTTCGGAAGCCGTTACATCATCAAGTTCCGTCCAACTACCTACACCTTCTTTTTTAGCTGCTGCCTCAAGAGCGTCATCAATAGCGTTGGCTTGTTTAGTCCCTGCGGCTGCTCTGAGTCCTTCTAAATCTCTAACAACACGAGGGTTGAAGTTTTGAATAAAAGGTATCTTTATCCCTGCATCTTTAGCTCTTGCAAATATCTTGCTTAATGCAGAAGTTCTTGCCTTGAAAGGCTCTACAATCTCTGGGAAGTGTTTTTTCATTAATGCGTTAGCAGTCTTAAACCTTCTATCATTTAGTGCGTTCTCTAGTTTAACGTACTGAGTTTTTAAAAGAGGATCTTTAGACTTAGAAGCTTTTATCATTGCCTTTATAAAAGGGGTAACTTCTTTCAGTGACTGTGCTTGAGAGATGTGGTGTTTCATCTCCATCTTCCTAATAGATCCAGCTATTGATTCATCTATGTTCCGCAATGCAGTTGAGATTGGTGAGGCTAGTCTATCCCAAGACTTACCTAAAGCCGTGGTTGAGGCTAGTGGTTGTTCTTTCTTAGCTATGATTTTAATAGCATTTGCTTTAGAAACATAGGCTGGTTTCCTAGAAGCATACTTAAACACATCAACCATTTTCTTAGGGCTTAGACCTAGCTCTTTCTGAGCAAGAACCACAGCCTGTGCATTAGTTACTGCTTTGCCATTGGCTAACTTGGTGTTGAGAAGATGGTGCGCTGTTTTCTCTTCCAGCTTATTTACAATACTATTAGCAGAAGCGGTACTTCCTTTAGTTGCTCGTGTGTTCTGAACAATATTAAAAAGTTTCTTACCTCCAACTTCAACACCCTTTGCTGGGAGATGTACGCCGCCTTTATAAAGTAGACCAGCTGTTCTGACAGGAGCAGTTACACCAGCAAAAACAGTGCCTATAGCCGCTGCTTGCGCTAGTTTATCTAAGTCTAGTTCATAATCTAATAGTTGCTGTGTTCCTTCAACGGAAAGAGCATACCCCCCACTTGCTGCTAACATAGGTATGACAGCACCTCCACTTAAAGCTATAGCAGGGATAAGAGCAGGATCAAGAAGAGCAGTCAATGACCTACCCGCCATCTTCATAGTTTCGTCTTCACCTGCCTCGTCTAAGACAGCAGCAGTCATTTGATTCTCAGCTCTAGCATTGTTTGTTTTATCTTGCTTAAACCACTCTAGTCTTTCTTCAAAAGGCATATCAAGAACTTCCTTACCATAGAAGTCCTCAGCTGATATATAATCAGTCCTGAGTGTTTCAGGATTATAAACTTCCTGTGCAGTAGGATATACAGCCTCTGCATATAAAGCACCACGAGAGAAAACATTATCCCCCATGTCCATTTGGAAACCTAGTTCATCTAGTCTCGTTACTGACCCTACGCCTTCTACAGTTTTAGTTTCAGCTTCCTCACCAATACCTATGTATCGCATGAAGTCTCTAACTGCCGCTGCTGAGATGTCTTGACCAGTAGGTCGAGCGTACCAAGGTTTACCTTCAGGGCTTAGTAGTTCTCTTTCCCTTTGTATTCTTTCTTCAGACAAGGGAGAAGCATATTCAATGCTGTCTTCTTGAGGGGCCACAGGAGCATTGCCAAAGTAGCTGTCAATAGCTAGAAGCATATCTTCTTGGTTTGTTCCTTCCTCAAAGGTAAATACTTTACCCCTTGCTTTTGCTTCTATCATTAGTTAACCTCGTCAGGTTTTACACCAAAGATTACAGGAATGCCACTACTTGTTTCAACACTAAACTTCCCATTAGGGTCTAGCTTAGTATCTACAATACCTTTAGCTATCTCTTCGGTTGTCTTATCCATATTTAGAAGAGTATCTGCCCACTCCAGATCAACGGTAAACCCTTTCTTTTCTATATTGTCTACAAAGATTTCTTTAATGGCTGTGTTCTCTGCTTCTAATTGATTTAAAGGGTTATTCTTTCTTGTCCTATATTGTTCGGCTCTGGTAGCCACTGCTAAAGCTACTGTATATTTAGCTTCTTCGTCTAAAGCCTCCCACGCATCGTTAGCGTCTGTAAGGAAACCAGCAAGGGGTTCACCGTTAGAGTCCACAGCTTTAGAACCAGCAGTTGCTAGTCTTAAACTTATGTTCTTAATAGAAGCAAAAGAGACTTTTACACCGTCAATGCTACTGTCAGTTACCTTTGAAATAGAATTAAAATCTACAGGAACTACATCACCTTTAGGATTTACATAACCCCAAACAGTTTGTTTTCTACCAGCACCTTGGTCTATCTTAATTTGACCAACCATCTGCTTGCCATCCTCTGTGTTGTATAAGCTATAATTAGTACCTTGTATATCAGGGTTATTAAACTTAACAGCAATGTCTATTACATTATTAAGCTGAGAAGCCGTTAGATTGTCGTAACCTCCAGACTTAGCTTCAAGCATCTCAGGTGACGAGCCAAGCCCTAGCTTACTAAGGTAAGCCATTGTTCCCTCACGCCCCCTAGCTATTGCCGCCTTAGCTTCTCTGTGACTTGCGATAGCTCTTGCTGCCGTTGCTCCATCAATCACATTGTTAGTATAATCAGAAGCAACTGTGTTTAAACCTAAGTCTGTTAATGTTGTTACTATATTAGGGTTTATCCTGCTCTCTGCAAGACCACTTAAAATCTGAGCACTTGCCTGAGCTTCCGTTATTGTACCATTGACATAGGCATCAGCAACATCTTTTCTTCCCGCTTTAATGAGTTGGGCTACTATTTGCTCTTTCTTTTGATTAGCCAACTTAATAGCACCTATCTGTATTGCTTCCTGTGGGTTAAGACTACGCTTGCCACTAAGCATACCCCCAATGTCACCTACAGTATTTCCTAGGTTCTGAGCCTGTTGCGCACCGAAAGCCATACGCCACTCATCTGAACCCTGATTAGGGTTAGGTCTTTGTGCGCCACTTATTCCTGTAAGTAAACCTGCTAAATCTCGACTAGCCATTATTCTATTATCCTTTATTTTTTAGTAGGGTCGTCAGGGTATTTATCTAGCCAATCTGGTGTACCATCGCCGTCTGAATCTTTTGTTAGGTAGTTCCCTAAACCAGATCCCTCAAACGCACCTCCTGTATACCCACCGTCAGACACATTGTCATCCTTACCCGTAAACAAATCAAATATGCTTCCCCAAAGACCGCCACCACTCCCCGGAATTTTACCATCCCCTATCTTACTATAAATCTCAGCTATCTGCGCTTGTTCCAAAGGAGTAGCTTGTTGACCAAAGAGAGAATCAAGTATACCTTGTCCTTGCTGTAGTTGCAGCCTGTTGGCTAAGTCTTCCGACTTCAAACGAGCCTCTAGGCCGCCTAGTCCTAACTGAGAACTAAACTCTGTGCCTGACCTACGGCCAATATCAGCAAAGCCAGCAGGTACTGCGCTACCCTGTAGCATAGCCAAGGCTTGCTGCTGTGGAGAGTAACCAGCTTGTAATAAACCTTGTCCACCAGCTAATGCTTGCTGTTGTTCCGATAGAGCCTGTTGTCTAGCACCTATGTTAGCACGACCCATAGCTTCCTGTCTAGCAGTTTCCTGCGCTAGTAACTCAGGCGATGCACCGCCATAAGCACTAGATTGCATACCCAAGCGTCCTTGAGATAACATACGTTCTTCTGTAGCTAAACGCTGTCGCTCTTCTTCAGGGCGCTGAGTGGCTCTCAGTTGCTCGTAGATGGCCGCTTGCTGTGCAGCAGGGTCTTGCCCTACCTGACCGAATAAACCAGCTGCTTGACCCATTAGCTGGCTCTGTAGGGCTTCCTGCTCAGGGGATAGGTTAAGATTAAAACCACCCTCAGCTGTTGTGCCTACGTTGCCTAAGCCACTAGTGACAGTATAGGGTTTAAACTCAGAACCTAAACGAGCTTGCTCCGCTAAAAGGTCAGCACCTGCTTGAGTATCTCTACCTAACTGTTGTGCGCCTTCAATGTTTTCTTGACCTAAGTAGTAGCTACCTGCTCCTTGGAACAAGCCCCCAAGATTATTCCACCAATCTCCTGCTGCCATTAGTATGCTCCTCCAGTAATTGTATCAGCCGTTAAGGTGCCTGTAACTGTTACGGTGGGAGCTGTGACAGTCCCTGTAAAAGTAGGTTCAGCAGTGTTGGCTTTAGTAGCACTGGCTATGGCAATGTTATTAAACTCTGTATCAATCTCTGTTCCTTTAACAATCTTGTTCGCATTCCCTGAACTGAGAGAGTCTTTAGTCGCAAAGTTAGTAGTCTTTGTATAGTTGGACATTAAATAAGTCTCCCTAGTAGAGCATGTATGTCTATTTTTTGAATTGAAAAAGCTGAACCATTTAGTTCTGACTCAACACCTATAGTAACAACTTCACCACTACCACTAGTGTTAACTTTAGGGGTGTTGATAACAGCAGAGGCGGTATACTCTGCGGTTGTGTTGTATTCCGAAAGACCGTACTCTCCTGCATTACTTGTACCTGACAAGCTAAATACTTGTTTAGTAAAGTTAGTCGTATAGTCATAACCCCAGCTTAAAGTAGAGTCAGTGTTTTGACCACCAATGACAGTAATAGTAAACTTCTTTAGGAACTTCAAGTTGGAGGCATTACCAAAGTCCATTGGGTTACTAAAGTAACGCATCTGGTAGTTAGCGGTGCCGTCTAAGTAGCCACTGTACTTAACTATACCAGCAGCAAGACCAAAGTATATTGAACCATCTTCAAGGGTTGTCATTGACAAAGGCAAAAGACTAGACCAAGAAGTTGCACGTTGTGACCCGTCTTCCAAGGGCGACCGCATGTCAAAGGAGTAGACTAAGTTACTGTCTGGTAGTGTTATAAGATAAAAGGCTTCATCTGCGCTGTATAGAGACTTAATAGCGTTAGTCTGTAAAGGCACTAAGTGCATTAGATCAGTACGTACATTCTTACTAATGTCACGCATGGGCATGGACTTTTCTTGTATAGTCCTACCAAAGCTACGTACACCTGAGTCCGATAGGAACAAGATGTCCGTACCTGTGTGCTGTACTGAGTCTCTTGCTATACAACCTACACCCTCTATTGTATCCGCTAAGGTCATGGAAGCAGGAGAACTAGCGCCTGAGTACACAAGTATAGACTTCTTTCCAAAGATGACAAGGAAGTTATTGTGTGCTGCTAGTGCTACTACTTCATCGTGTCCAGTAGGCCATACAGTTGTTAAGTTGAGGCTACCTGTAGCGCCACCTGTCCAAGCATGACCATTGAGTGTATCACTCCAATAGACTGTATGCTTGTCTCCTGCAATGTCCGCTACCCATAACTTACCAAAGGCAGCTAAAGCTTCATTAGCTAGAGGCATTGTACCTGTAGCATGTGAATGAGAAGTGATAGCCGCAAGGACAAAGGAACCTGACTCATCAGTGCCGACCAAAGGAACATGTCCTCTCTGGAGCATATAAACATGATTGTTAAAGTTAACACACTTCCAGTTATTAGCTGAGGGCGTATAGCTTGAAGGTGTTATATCAACAAGAGTAGTAGTGCCACTAAATATCTTATTGTTACCTGCGGATATGACAACCTTAGTTCCGCTAGTGTCCACAAACTCAAAGACTGTCTCAATGCCGCGACTGCTCCCTAACACCGAAGAGCCATTACCTGAGACAGCTACGTATCCCTTACGCGCACCTATGCGTCCTAGCTTGTCAATGACACAGTTGTCAGCAACGGATGCAAAGGAAGGATCAACACCAATAGGTGAGTCCTGCGTGTTAAGACCGAAGAAAGCTGGTGCTGCTACTGTGATGTTCTGTAGTTGTTGTGCCATTTAAGAATACCAGATAGTTTCTTCAGGGTGTTGAGCAGCATCAAAAGCAATAGCGTCTGAGAGTGTCCTGTCCGCTAAACTAAACAACTCTGCTGCGCTAGTGCCGCCAGTTTCACCACGCTCTCTAGCAGCCAAAGCAGTCGCTATTTGGACAACAGGAGAGGAGGGTATTGTAAGCTTATCCTCATCCAAGGTAAAGTCAGCAGTCCGTAATACTACGTTAAAGCGTACTTGATACACACCATCGGGCTTAGGGTAAAGATCTACAGCATTGTCGCCATTAGCATCTACACCGTTAAAGCTATAGAACTGAGGTGTGCCAGTAGGTGCATCGTTGATTAGGAAAGCATTGTCAAACCACCTAGAGGTACGATAATGCATAAAGAAGTTAGAGGTATCATTAATGACATCTAATAACTTCATCTTGTTCTGTGAGCCAGTGAGGGTATAGTTAAAGGCATCATCAGTTGTAGAGACAGTCAGTGTAGTACGTAAAGCAGTCCAATCATAAGAGTCCTCTACTGAGCGTTTAGCATCGTTAACGAACTCCCCTACAAGTTTAGAATAACTATTTTGAGAAACACTATCAACCTCATCTTCTCTAATTCTGCGAAGTACACTATTTACAAGTTGTAAGTATGTCATTAGTAAGGGAACCTTCTTTTTGGTGGTTGAGCATCTGTTAGCATACCTTGACGTCTAGCAGGAGCTTCCAGTGGTTGTCTTTGTTGATTTAAAAATTGTTGTAATATGTCAGTCCTAGCTAATGGAGCAGGAGCTAACTGTTGTGGTACATAAGGATTAAAAGATAACAACCCTTGAGTGGAACCTACCTTTGTCTTTAAAGTAAGCATGTCCTTAAATAAAGAGTCTGTGGTTCTTGTGGCTGAGGGTATAGTGCTGCCTGATCCAGAGCCACTACCGCTACCAGAGCCACTACCGCTACCAGAGCCACTACCGCTACCAGAGCCACTACCGCTACCAGAGCCACTACCGCTACCAGAGCCACTACCGTCACCAGTATCTCCTGTATCTCCTGTATCTCCAGTATCTCCAGTGTCACCAGTATCACCAGTATCTCCTGTATCTCCAGTGTC